TTGGCTTTGATCGCCTCGAGGTGACCGGTGAACGTCTGGGCTGCCGCCGAGGCCTGGCCGTGGAGTTTGTTGGCCAGCGTGGTCATCACGTTCCCCTGGGCGTTGGCCGAGTTTTTGGCCGCGTCCTGGGCGGCGGCCAGTTTCTGGTGGGCGCCCTGGGCGGTGACGGTAGCGTCGGCGACCTTCTGCTGGGCGTTGCGCAGGGCGATAGCTTCAGCGGTGGTCAGATGCTTCTTGCCGGCGTCGACGGCTTCCAGGTCGGCCAGATGCTGTTTGGCGGTGGCCAAAGCCCGGTCGGCGGTCTCGGACTGTTTGGTGGCCGTGTTCAGGCCGCTGGTGGCCGTTTTGACGTTGACAGCCTGGACGCCGAATTCTTTCAACAACTTGGCGTTGCCGTTGTACACCTTGCCCAGCTGGGTGGCGGCGGTGCCCAGATCCTCATGTTTGGCCGCGGCCAGGTCTGACGCTTCGCCCAGATATTGCAACGCTTTGGCCGGGTCGCCGGTGGCCTGAGTCAGGACACGCAGGGCGTCCTCGGTCTGGTTGGCGGTATGCCCGAACTTCTCCTGGGTCTTGACGGCCTTCTCGACCGGGACGGCGTAATCGTCATAGCTCTTGCCGGTCGCCTCGATAGCCTGCTGCAGCTGGGCGTGGGCGGCCTGATCCTTCGACCCCAAAGCGGACAGGCCGACCCCGACAGCGGCGCCGGCCGCGCCGATGCCCATCAGCGCCGGGCCTACGCCTTTGGCATGATCCTGGATGCGCTGCACGGCCTGGTCGATCCCGGACAGGGCGTCGCCGAACGGGCCCAGCACGCCGGTGGCGTTGAGCGTGGTCAGGACGCCCTGGAAAGAGCTGTGCATAGCCGCCGCCGCGCCCGACGCTTTCTTGCCGGCGTCAGAGAAACTGGAGGCCAGCCCCTTGACGTCCCCCAGGACTCTTACAACGACGGACGGCGACGCCACCGTTACCTCTGCTTGAGTCTGGCGTGCTCGGCCTCTATGGCCGCCGCCTCACGCTGCATGAAGCGCACCATGGCCGCCCACATTTCATCGGGCAGCTCGTCGACGTCGGCCGGGCTCATTTTGAAATAGGCGCAGAAGGCGGCGAGAGCGTCGGCGCGCTCCCGTTCGTAGGGTTTGCCTCCACGATGCCCACCTCCACGTCGTAGGCATGCATCCACAACGAGGTGACATCCCGGCCCGGGAAGTCCCGCAACAGGGCCCGAAAAGCGATCATGCGAGGCGGCTGGGCCTCGATCAGCTCGCCGAAGTTGGAGCCGGGCTCGAGCTTGGCCAGCAGATCGATGATCCGCTGGGATGGCAGCCGGGCGATAAACGACTGGGTGCATTCCACCATGTCGGGCAGCGGGCCGAGATCCTGTTCCACCCCGTCGTCAGTCATGGACTTGCTCTCCGTTCGTGGTGGTGTTGGTCCAGATGGCTGTCCGGCCGAAAATCTCGTTGATGGCGTCCACGTATTCGCGTACCGCCGTGGGGGCCAGGTCGCGGGCAGCGGGGAACAGGTAGTAGCCGCTGCTGCGATACTCGCGGGTGGACGGGTGGGGCCGTTTGCGGGTGCCGCCGAACTCCATCCAGCCCGCCCACGGCACTCGCTTGCTGCCCATGCGCACCGCTGCGCCCGAGCGGTAGGCCGACGCTCTGACGCTACCCTTGAGAGCTCCTCGAGCCTGCACATGCTGGCGCTCGGATACCGGTAGGGCCGCCTTGGTGGCAACGGCCACCGGCTTGACGGCGTCATAGCCGGCCTTCTTCATGGCCGCGAACAGGGCACTGCGTTCGTCCTTGCAGAGCTTGTCCACGTCCTTCATGAGGGCCCGCAGGCCCACCACGGTGGCTACCGCGGCCGGCATTTAGGCCTTACCAGTGGCCCAGGCGCTGCTTGTCCAGTGAGCCGCCAGTAGGTCGGCCGTGATCACGTACTGCCCGGTGCTCCACGCCGTGGTCGGTGACGCCGTGATGCCGCTGAGGGCGGCCAGGTTGGCCGGCGACGTCGCCCCAGTAGGCGTGAAATAGCCGGGGCTGCCGGCCGTTGCCCCCGTAGCCACGACAGAGCCGTGATCGACGCTCGGCGCCGCGGTCAGGTTCCAGTCGATCTGGACTTCGGACGCCGCCCCGGCGTCGCCCATCATGATCTCGAACGGTTGAGGGATGACCAGTCCCGAGATGATGGGATTGTTGGCGGCCGCCACTCTCGACGAATAGGGACGAGCCTTGAACGCGGCCGGCGCACCGGACGCCACGTACGCCTGATAGGCGGCGTTGAGCGTGTCATAGACGGCGCCCACATCGAAACTCTGATTGAAGGTGACTTTGAGATGCCACTTGGTTACACCGGGATAGTCGATTTCGTTACAGAACGTGGTAACCGTGACCTGTTTGTTCTCGGGCATGACCTCCAGATGCTTCGTCAAGCATCGCAGGTTCACGCCGGTGAGCTCGAAATAGGCGTCGTTCAGGATCAGCGGCGTGGCCGCGGGCGGAGGCGGATCGCCTGTCGCCAGCAACGTCGGTGCGCCGTTGCCGTTACCTCCGTTGGCGGGAGGGGCTTCTTCGGTCATGGTCATGGGGTTTCCTCCCTACATCTGGATGGTGAGCGCGACTTCGGCCTGCAGCACGTCGATGCCGGCCACGTTGAGGGGCCGCCAATTCCGTTCGAACGTGTCGCCGACACCCTGGACGACGCCGCCCAGGGTCAGGTCGGGACCGTTCACAGCGGCCCGCACCCCCTGGATCAGGTCGTCGACCATTTCGGGACCGTCGAGCGGTCCGATACACAACACTGGCAAGTCGGCTTCGTCGACCCCGAACGCGAACGTGGTGTAGCGCACCTCGGCCGGGTAGCCGACCACGATGGCGGGCGGGTTGATGGTTTGCGGGGGTTTCGGGTAAACGACGACGGTTTCGCCGAACTGGGCCTGTATGGCCGCCGCCAGGGCGGCGGCGCAGTCGGTGCGCGACCAGCTCACCCGAACACCATCGGGCTGACCGCGAAATACAGGGCTTCGACGTCGGCGTCGACCCGGCCCACCCGGACCACGCCCATGTCCCCGAATCCGAGCGTCCCGTCGATACTGTCCCGTCTCCGGTAGAGGCGGGCGGCGTGCAACAGGCAGGCTTCGTGGGCGGCATCGGGCAGGGTGCCGTCCTCGATCCAGCCGCCGCCCAGGTTCAGGCGACGGTTGCCGTAGTCGACGGCGGCCGCCAGGGCGGTGCCGATGATGCCGTCCTCGGTCGCATCCGGCTGCAAACGCAGCAGAGATCGGACTTCGGGCAGTTTCGGCCAGTACGCCATCAGATGAACGTGTAGGCGTTGGCCATGGTGACGTTCCCTCGAGGGTTGAGCAGGACCACGGTGACCCCGCCGGCGGCATGAGCCGGGGTGACACACGTGACAGCGGCGTCGCTGTTGACGACGAACCCGGTGGCGGCGGTACCGCCGAAGGTCACCCCGGTCGACCCGGTCAGGCCTTCGCCGAGCAGCTGGACGGTGGTACCACCGGCGGCCAGGCCGGACATGGGGTTGATGCGGTCCACGCCCGGCGCCGCCGCCAGGCTGCCCCACTGGTCTTTGCGGACGGCCAAAGTGGTCGGCCCGGGATACCAGTGCCATGTTCCCGGCAAGGCCAGGGCGGCCGGGAAGTCGGAGCCGGGGGCGCTGCTGGTGGCAGCACCCCACGACCCCATCGGTTTGATGGTCCAGGCCATCAGATCAGCCGGCGCTCTTGGCCGTCCGCCCGGCGGGTTTGTCGGCCTCTTCTTCGGCGACCGGACTGCCCGGTGTTACCACGTCGAGAGCGGTCGGCATGCCGGCCGGCATGGTCAGCGGAATGTACGCCGGGGCGTGCAGGGCCCCCCAGGCCAGGTAGCCGCCGTACGCCACCTGCACACCCAGGATGGACGGCTCGATCACGGACAGCAACCCGATGACCTCTTCGTACACTTCGAACAGCATGCTGGGGCCGATAATGCAAGTACCGGCCGCGAAAGTGGGCACCACGATGCGGGGCACGCCCAAAAGGTCGCCCCGGAAACTGGCCAGCGTGGAGGCGCCGATGTCCATGGAGTCCATGGCGTCACCGCCGACGGCGGCGTCAGGCGGCAGGACCACCCGGGCCACGTCCACCAAAGAACCCAGGGCAGCCCACACGTCCAGTGAGCACCAGATCCGGTCGGGCATCAGGAAACCGGCCTGATAGGAGTGCATGGCCGCTGTATAAATGGCCAGCGTCCACCCTTTCAGGTCGTTGGTGGCCACCACTACCGGGGTGGCCGTGGCCGCCGCCTTGAACGCCGCCGCCGCCGCCGACTCGGTTTGCACGGCGTAAACCTGGGCCAGGTCGCGGATGAGAATGTCCCAGGCTGACGGTTCGGTCCAGTCGATGTCCTGACGAGAAATGTCGACGGTGCCGCCGTAGGTGGCCTTGGCGAAACTGACCGGCGTGACCGCCATCTTCTGGGAGGGCAGCTGGGTTTTCTCTCCCGCCCCGGCCGCCTGCACACCGACGGTGGTGTGCTGGGTTATTTTTGGCCGGGTGAACGTGGTGCCGGGTATGCCGGCCATGGGCCTACCGCCGCCCAGAGAGGTGATAAAAGGGCGGTTAGGGTCGATCAGGTTGACCACCTGGCCGACGATCGGGGTCGGCAGAATGCCGGCCGTGTCGGTGGTCTTCTGGTCGGCCACAGCCCGGATTTGGGCCACCCGACCGGCGGCCTGACTGTCCGGCATCCGGTCCGTGCCCATCCCCCGGGCCTTGATCAGATCGACAATAAACTCGCCGGCCGACCGGTACACCGGGGTCCGGTCGCCGCCGTCACCGCGGCGCGGTTCGGCGGGCGGCCTGTCCGGGCCGGATCCGTTTTGGCGTTGGGGTAGAGCGGCGACGGTGCCGGCGTGGGCAGCCCGAACTGTCTCGAACGCCTCCAACGGTTCTATTTGGGCGTCAAGTTCGGCGATCCGCTGGCGGGCCGCCTCCAGGTTGGCCCGTTCGGCGTCAACCAGGTCGCGGCCCTCGGATTCGACCCGGGCCAAAGACTGGTCGATAAAGGTGATCTGTTCCTGACGTTGGTTGAGCAGGCGTTCTAGTACGGCGTTCACGGCGCGGACCTCACATTCGGGGCAGGGAATGGATGCGGGGTTTGATGCGGTGCTGACGCCAGCCTGCGCTCTACGCCTGGACGGCCGATGGGCTTGGCTTCGACAGCCAGCGGTCCGGTCGGTGCCCGGGGCGGACGCGGGGTCGGCCGCGGCCTATCGGCTGGAAGGATAGCGCTCCAGGTGGGCGCGCTGCCGTTTCCATTCGTCCAGATGCGGTGTCGTCGCCGGCAGGGGCACACCGGCCGCCCGCAACTGGGCGGCGATACGAGCCTCCCGCCAGCGGACGTAAGCCTCCCGGTCGACCGACTCCTCGTCCTCGACCGTCGCCCGATGCTGGCGGACCAGGGTCACCTCGGCCTCCTCGAACGCCGGGGTCGACACCAGCGACACCTCCAGCAGCCGGGACTCGGTGCGGGTCACCCGGTCCATGTGGTCCCAGCCCAGGTCGGGATCCCAGTCGCCCGCGAACTCCCATTTCGACTGGCGGGGCGAAAACCCTATCGACAGGTAGCCCAGCTCACCGGAACGGGCCAGCCGGGCCGCCTCCTGGGCTTCGGGCAGATCGTTCAGGCACCACACGCCGTGCAGCCCGTCCGCACCGGACCGCCAATCGACCGAACCGCCGATCGGCCAGGCCCGATTGTCGTGAAACAGGTGCAACGGCAGCGTCTTGCCGGTACCGGCCGTCGTCGACTGTTTCAACGAGTCCACCTCGTGCTGCTCCAGGAACCAGCCGATATCGGCCCAGGTCCGGTAGGGGACGGCCCGGCCCTCGATATGGGTGAACGGACCCCGGCCGGTCAGGTTCACGTCCCGTAACAGCAGCGCCGTTTCCATCAGCCGGTCGCGGCGGTCAACAGGGCTGGGCATGTCGGTTTCCTCCTGACGGGCCGGTCATGCGGCCGGCACCTGGCTGGCGGCAGTCTCTGCGTCGGGCGGCGCCGGTGGCGGTGGCGGTACAGGCGGGCCGGTGTCCTCGTCGGTGGGCGGCAGGCTGAGCGCGGCCCGGGCCTCGTCCTTGGTCAGAATCCCGGCCTGGTAGCCGGACACCGCCGCCGCCGTCGCCGTCTGCAGCTCTTCGGCCAACAGCCGGTTCCGGTTGAAGCGGACCGTCTGACCGCGGGGCAGCCAGGCGTACGACCACACGTCCTCGAAGTCGGCTAGCACCGGCGCCAAAGACGTTTTCAGCATGGTCTGATAGAGCGGGCCGGGCGTCTTATACGTCAGACCGGCCACCGGCGCCGACAGCCAGAAACTGTCGATGTTGAACAGGTTGCCGATGTCGACCAGCGACATGTGGCGGGCCTCGATCAGCTGCGTGTCACTCGGGCTCCACGCCAAAGGGATCACCTGGGTGCCGTTCGGAAGGATGGCCGGACGCCGGTTTGGACCCCCATATTTGAACTCCCAGTTATCGGCGGCGTTGTCGGCCACCTCCTGAGTCAAATTGGCCTGCGGAGCCACGATCGCTACGGACGGTACGGCCGCCCCGGCCAGGGTGGCCGACTCGTACACCTCTTCCATGGCCACCCGGTCCAGGGTGCCCAAGGCTTCTTCGACGATACCGACACCCCGCGCCGCCCCGAACCAGCGGTCCGCCCCACGTTTCACGTGCACCACATCTTCGGCGGGCAGTGGCGAACCCCAAAAGTAGTAGTCCGGCAACACCTGGCCGGGCACCCACATGATGTACACGTAGTTGATGGGCAGGTACTGGACGGTGAGCGGCCAGCCGTCCACCCCCCTGGAGGTGATCAGGCTAACGGCGTTCCCTGACAGCAAATAGTCCTCGATCTGGACGCCCACAAACCAGGATCCGGCGTTCACCGGGTCGGGCCGGTCCAATAATCTCGGGCGGGGCAGTTTCAGGTCACCCCGGAAGGCGTCCATTTCCATCTGGCGGACCAGACCCGAATACAACTGCAAACAGCGGGCCACCGACGGGATCTGCCGGGCGGAAGTGGCATCCCACACGAACGGGCCGACCATGGCGTTGGTGCCGGTCGGCGGGTCGAACCGCAACGACGGCACACCCTGGGTTGTCCGGCCCACCGGCCACGGACCCGGGTTGCGCGACCATACCAGCGACACTGCGACAAAAGGTTACTCGCCGGTAGCCTTCCCGGCCCGGTACCGACGCAAATGGTCGGCGTTCGCGGCCCGGCACGCCGCGCATGACCGCTCACCCGCCTTCAAATGCCGCCGGTACGCCGCCAACGTCCCACACGGCTGCGACGCCGGCCGGCCCAACTCGCCGGTACGAGCCCCGTGCTGGGCCCGCCACCGGCGCTGCTGCTCGGCCGTGCTCATCGGGCCTCGGCGAGCTGGGCCTTGAGGGCATCGATGCGGGCCTGCTGGCCGGCGTTGGGCTTATGGCCCATCCCGAAGGCGGCGCTCTCGATGTTCTTGATCTGGCGCTCGATGTTCTCTGTGGTCTGTGTCGTTGTCATACCTCCATAGTAACACATAAAGCGTAGATGTCAAGGCGGCACCGGAAACTTTTTTTAAAGGATTCGGAAGTCTCCGAGCTGGGCGGGGGCGTGATCCCATCCCCACACTGCCACCGTGGCCGCCGTCAACGCCGCCAGGCTCCCGGCCGACTGGCGGCGACCCCAACCCCAAGCATCGCCGACAGCCCGCCGGGTGGCATCATTAGCGGCCGCGTCCAGGGCCGGATGGTTCCGGTACCGCAAGCCGGGCGGGTCGGCTATCAGCGCTTCCAGGAAGCCGAGACAGGCCGCCGCATACTCCCGGGCCTTCAACCCCTCGAGGGTGAGCCCGGCCCGGCCAGCGGCATCGGCGACATCCAGGGCCGGGCCGGCCGCGTCATACACGATGGCGACCGGCTGCCACCGGTCCACCAGCTCGCCGAGACGGCCCGGCAGCCAGCCCACACCCGGTCGGTGGTCCGCCACCTCCACATGCGCCGCCCCGGCCTCGTCCCGCCAGGCCGCCACGATCGCCCCGTCACTACGATCTACGGCCACGTCGAAGCCGAGCGCCACCCCGCCCGGCTCCGGTAACTGCTGATTCTCGTCTAAGGCGGCCCGCCACGCCGCCAGCGGGATAACCCGCTGCAGCGTGGACACCCACCGGTTGCCGAAACTGCGGGCGAACTCGTCCGGGCCGAACTGGTCCAACGCCGCCCGCATCGCCTCCGCGCCGATCGTCCGCCCGAAGGCGGGATGGTACAACGGCCATGAGACCGGGTCGGCCGGATCCAGATTCGAAGGGCAGGACCATTCGAAGTACGCCACCCCGCTGGTACGCCCGGCGGTGGCCGCGGCCCGGCCCAGCTCCACTGTGCCCAGCCACCACGTGCTCGAGGCGTCCCCCGCCGTACTGACCTTCCAGGTTTGGGCGTTCGGCCGGGTGGCCATCGTCGGCACGATCGCCGTGTCCAGCTGCTGGCCCCGGACCAGGTCGAACGCCCACGGCTCGTCCACCACCACCAGATCGCTGACCTTGCTATGGAGGCCGTCGGGGGTGGGCGGAAACGGCCGGATCAGCCCGCCCGACGGCACCCACTTGATGTGTTCCGAACCGGCCGCCCGCCGGAGATGGACTTTCGGCACGAACCCGGCCAGCAAAGGCCAGTGCTCGTTGAGCAGCCAGTCCACGGCGTGCTTGCCGGACTGCTGGGTGAACCACACCCGTCCCCGCGGGACGATCAGCGCCCGATGATCCATGACCAGCCCGAACGTCAAGCTCTTCCCCGACTGGCGTGGCACGGTCACGATCACCAGCTGATAGGCGAACCGGCCGGTCTCATCGACCTCCAGCGCCACGTCGCACACATACTGCTGCCACGGCATCAGCGGACGGCCTACCGCGTCGCCCAAAGCGGCGATCGCCGGCCCGAACGTGGCCCGGCTAGCGGTTCGGGATGTCGCCAGCGCCGGCGGCGGGCCTTGCGAGGCGGACCATGAGATCGTCGAAGGCGTCGACCGGTTTGGCGCCGCCGCTGGTGAGCCCGGCTGCCGCTCGGAGACGGAGGTAGCCATCGTTCGCCCTGGTCACCAGGTCCGGGTCGCCGGACGCTTCGGCCAGGTCGACGGCGTGCGCCTGCGCCCGCAGCGCCGAACGCTCCGAACGTCTGATATCGGACCGCTCCAGCAGGTGGGCTTCCAATGCGGCCTCGACCCGGCCCAGTCGGCGACGTTCACTCACCAGCCCGCCCGAACCGGTTCGACCCGGGCTCACCGGACACAAAAAACGACGCAACGACGGATGACGGGAACGCCCCCACCAAAAAACTGG